TACCACTATCAGCCAATTTTCCAAGCATTGCGGTTGTTTCTTCTAATGTAACACCAGCTGACTTCGCAACTGGGGCAACATATTTCATTGAATCGGCAAATTTTTCCATGTCAAGAGCCGATGTGCTGAATGATTTAGCCATTACATCATTAACTCTTTTCATTTCTATTGAATCCAAACCAAATCCTCGCAATGTGGCACCGGCAACTTCCGCCGCACGACCTAATTCAGTACCCGTTGCACCGGCAAGTGCCAACGTTGATTCTGTTGCATTAAGGATCTCAGTTTCATTAAAACCTAATTTTGCGAATTCAGTTTGCATTTGTGCAACTTCACCAGCGGTAAATTTTGTTGCTTCACCCAATCGCCTCGCATCTTTTTCAAGCGCACCAATTTCTGAACGTGATGTTCCGAGTACAGATGCCAAATTCGCCATGCCCTGATCGAATTCTTTAATCGTGTTGAACGTGTATCTAACCGCTGCACCGAATCCGAATGCAATACCTAATTGACCTAAAAACCCGGTAAGTTTATTAACCGCACTTGCATAGTTACCTACGTTCCGAAAATTATCGCCAACAGTTTTATCCAATTTCTTTAATTGGGCATCACCTTGTTGCGCTGCACGTGTAGTTTGGTTGTATTGGTTTTGCAATGCATACCATTCTTTGGTGTTTTTTCTTCCAGCTTGTTCCAACAAAAGCAATTCAGCACCCAAACGTTTGCTTTCATTCTTTAAATCACGTGTATTTCGTTCTAATTGCTTGTAGGCATTTGCTTCATCACGGGCAACTTTTGCTGCTCTTTCCTCTTCTTTTAACTTTGCCTTTTCTGCTTTTTCTAAATCCTTTGTCAATCTTAACTGCTCACGTTCAGTTTTGATGCTTTCTTGTGCAGCTTGTTGTTTCTGTTTTTCAATAGCAAGGGCTTCAAGTTCCGCTTTTGTCTTCGCTGACATTGCATCTGTTCTTGCTTTATTGATTGTAGCGGATTCCTTTGAAATCTTATTTGCTTGTTCAGTTAGCTTAATCAGTTCTTTGATCGAGGATAATGAATCTAACTTTAAACCACCCAATTCTTTTTTCATTGTTTGGGCAGTAACCTTCAATTCATTGTTCATTTTATCCAACATATCAATCGTTTTTGATGCCGATTGACGTACATTTTCAAAAATATCCCCTTCAAATATATCACTCGATTTAATTTGCCTTGCCATATTCTTTCAATAATGTGAAATACTCACGTGTTGTTATGTTTTTTGTATTGATGAATGAACCCATCCATCTGGACAAATGAATTAATGTTTCAGGAATGGACATTCCAACTCCGGCATTTGACATTAATTGTTCCATCCGGGTGATTTCCATGTTTATCAACGTCAGTTTGAACCGATCACCCGTAATTACGTAGTCAAGTTCTAATTCTGCCCGTTTTCTCATAGAATCTAACATCTTTTTGTACATCTTATCTAATCCAAATTCTTTAATGTATGAATTGTAAATGTTTTCCCAAATTAACTCATCATTTTCCTCTGTTCCTTCTTCTCTTTTTATTCTGACGTATGTTAGGTCACCTTCATTGCATTTTATCCAACTGTCCAATGGTAAATCATCAATTGATTTGTAATAACCGCTTATATTCAATGATTGACCTTCTTTGGAATTCATTCGCAAATAACGTTTTACTTTCGTCAGTAAGACCAACAATACCCTCGCCATATTCAGTAAATAAGTTTGTTACATCGCCATCCTCATCAATTTTTATAGGATCAGCGTCAATTACAAATGAATCCGCAAATACAATGATAAACATAGATTTGTAAAATTCGCCCGTGTCGTACAATGTAAAATGTGTTCCGGCTTCTTTTTTAGGGTTTATCATTTCCGTAACTTCGGAATAAACTCCAATGATTCGGTTATTCTCATCAACCCCTTTTTCAAATAACTGTTTCTGCCGTACTAAATCCAATATCCAGTTTCGGAATATAGGATCATTTAAAACATTGCGCCAAATGACCTGATTAGTAATTCCCTTCGCACGTTGCAAAAGCATTCCCAAATCAGTATTTTTCAAATCAGCCATTGTTACAAATTTAAAACAAAAAAAAGGATGTTTTGAGCATCCTTCACGTTTAGTTCTGTTTATGACTTCAACCACTTGCCAAATTCGACTTCAAAACGGTCTAACCACGTTTTTTCGTTGAACACGTTTGGCATTAATTTCTTTACGTATTCCGCACGTTCTTTCTTCTTCATTGACTTTATCGGTGCGATGTTTATTGAGTATCTTCCAATAACTAAAGTATGCTCCCGGCTGAACGCTTTTGCAATGATTTTAATATTGAAACCTTGCTTTACAAAATGCTTTACACATTCATCCGCAGTTTGAAATGTCCTGATTTGTTTTGAATCCATCGTTTTTTTGTCGTAAATGTAAGAAAAAAAGGGATGTCCGAAAACATCCCCTTTATCTACCTATGAACCACTCTGTTATGCAGCCGTGAATGTGTACTCACCATCGAATCCGTCTTTCTCAACACTTACTGTGTAAGATTGACCAGTTACGAATACGAATGAAAGAGTATAATTTCCGTCTGTATTCTCAGCAAAACCGCCGATTACCTCAACGGTTGCAGTAGTATTGTTGTACAATTGGAAATCTGCTCCCGTAGCACCAATGAAACGCAGCGGATTGTATGCAGTTCCGTAATCGAATACCGCATCAAACGTAATCTCAACGTTTGGTATTTCAACAACATTGATGAAATTAACATCAACCAATCCCTGAAGATCGTTGAAATTCAATCCAGCTTCTGTTGGTGTGATCATGTACATTGTTCCTTCATCAAAAAGACGGTCAAAATCAAATGCAACCATGATTTTAGAAACTGTTGAATCCGTTGCAAACATATAACGTGGATCGAATGAAGGATTGTCAACTGGGATTGGATAAAGGAATCCACCCACTTTTGAACCTACCAAGTTTCCGTTTACGTCAACGATGTATACTCCGAAATCAACACATCTGTTGTTTTGCAATTTAGCCAACAACGTAGGTGAAGAATCTTCAGCCCAAAGTTCACCAGAGAATGAACGCTTACCTTGGCGAAGGAAAACCATTCTTCCGGAATTTGCTTCTTCAAATTGTGAATCTGCTTTTGGCAATTCAACATTTTCGAATCCCGGTGTAGGAAACCAACGCTTTGAAGCATCAACCTCATTTACTAAATCACTCCATGTTGGAACGGGAGCTGATAAATCAATTCCGTTCGCAGTTCCATCGTTCGCTTTCAAAGGAACAAGGATAAGTTTTGATGTTACCGATTGAATTGGCACACAATTCGGGCGCCCAGTATTGGACAATCCCGCATTACAATTACATCCTAATGACATTTTTTCTAATTTTTATTAATTAACAAATACAATTTTCTTTAAATTTTTCTAATCTGATTCGTAATTCAACCCCTGATAAATTTGCATCAAGTATATTTTGAAACACTCCATTGTCACGTTCAACACCAAATCGACTGAAAGTAATCATTTCGTATTCTTCAATCGTTTTAAAATTGCGATTGCGACCAATGGTATTGATGAACTCCATTGCCAATTGTTCCATTGGATAAACGACATTTTCACGGTGATCAGCGGTGTAATATTGACTAACATTCGTTTCGTCAAGGAAAAACATACGCAAATCCGTTTCCAATTCCATTGCCGATTGTCTTCCAAACCCTTTTAACCTGATTACTTCAAGCAACCAAATCAATGGTGTTTTCTGCAATAGGTTTGGTGTTGCTTTTGTCCATTCAGAATTCGTTGCAAGTTTAGTACCCGAAATGAAATAAGGAACTGGAAGCTGAACAACACCGTCAAGATTTGGCGGTAATGGATCCGTGTCGTTGGTTAATATCCACTCATTTGGTGCAATATCAGTTATTAAATACTCATTGTTCAATGAATCTTTGACAATCTTTCCAATTCTTGCCCATTTAGTATCACATGAATACGTTTTTAAATCGTTAACGTCATATTCGCCAATGATTTGCGTGTTCATTTGTAACACTAAATTTTCTACAATATCTCGGATTTCGTTTGTCATATCCAGTAAACAAATTGTTTGCTTATTCCACTAAATTTGCGATAATTACCTACTCCAACGTAATCAACTTGTATTGTGGCATCGTTATTACCACCTACCAACGTTAAAACGTCACCAATGGCATAATTTTGACCAACATTACTGATAGCAAGGGCATCAACTGCACCACCAACATCCACAATATCGAACGTTGCACCAATTCCGTTTCCGGTTGATGTGGTTGCAACATCCGATTGCGTGGAATATCCAGAACCGGGATTTGTCAAAGTGAACAAAACAATTTGACCAACTTCCTGATTCATATTAATTGCGATGTGGGTTTGTATTGCTCTGAATGTCCGCATTGCTTCATTGTAACGAGCATACATCATTGTATACAACGTTGATGCCGTTTGCGAATTCTCATTTGAAGGAATAACAAGCCCGTTCGGTGTTATTTGGTTCGTGGTGTCTTTTAAATACTCAAAGTAGATAAACCCTTTCAGCATTTGTTTGATGCCTTCAGATTGAATGATTGTATGCAATAAAACGTTTTCGTAAAACGGATTGAACACAAACTGAAAGTTTGGTGATTGCGGTACGTTACTTATGTCAAGATCAGCAATGAAATCGTTATACAATTCAGCTCCAAACAACTCAACTAAATAGCGTTGTTCGTATATTGAAATGTAGTCCAATAGTTTTGCAGTATCGTACATTCCCGTGTGCAACTCATATTTTCCGGTAAAATCGCTAATGCTTACAAACATAATTCAATCATTTTTTTAATCTACCAAAACCTTGCTTCAAAAACAATTTGAGCATTGCACCGGATATTTTGAAAATCATTCCTTTGGGCATTCTTGCTGCCTTTCCGTTGCTTTCAAACTGATAAACCGCTTTATCATCGATTTCAACATCAACGCTGATCTTATCTTCCGTTTTCTCAACGTGTATATCAACACGTTTGGAATCAATATCAACTTTAACATTTCCTTCTTCATCCCTTTGGAATGTCGCATCAATGTTCGGTGTATCAACCGTCACATCAATTTGCTTTTTCTTTCTTCTCGGTGTTTTCATCTTTTTGCAAATTATCGGGATTGAACCCGGTCAAATTATGGTTTTTCGATTGCAGTGATTGCCGCAGCGATGTTACCAGTTACAAACGCACCAGTATCGTTTTGTTTAACGTACTGAACCAAACGCATTTCACAAAGGATTGTGACCATGTTTCTTTGGAAATCATCATTCACATATCCAACCTGAACATTCATTCCCTCACGGATACGAACGTTTGATTTGCTGAAATCACCAACAAGGAATTCACCTTCTGGCATATTAGTCGTTGAAACAACGATAAGATTAGCAACAGTCATTTCACCATTTGTACCCATCAAATACATTGGGTAAGTGTATGCACCATCAACGTCTTTTGTCAATTTCAATTTAGCAACATCATTTGGATGAAGAACTACGTGTGTAGCGTTGAAATTAGCTGATTGAACTTGTGCTGAAGCAACCAAAAGAACGTCAGAGATGTTTGCGTTAGGAACAGTCAAAGCGAAAGTACCAGCAGCGAAAGGTGTTGCAGCGGAAAGGATACCATTGATTGAAGAACCACCGGCACCGTTCAAAAGTGCGTTTTCCATTCCTTCTTCAACAGATGCCATAAGGTCACGGTTGATTTCTGAACGGATGAAAGAAAGATCGTCAAGCATTTCTTTTGAAACCTTAATAGTTCCAGCGATTTTCTTAACTTCTTCAGATACTTCAACCCATGTAGGCGCACCCGATACTTTTTCACCAGCTTCATCAGTCCACTCAGCGGATGTTTGTACCGTTTGTGCGATGTAAGTAACGAACTTTGATGTCGTTGTACCAAGATTCACGATGTCACGGATTTTGATAACTGGTCTCGCGATGTTATTTACTCCCGGCTCAAGAACAGAAAGAGCAATGTTTCCGGTGTAAGAACCGTTGATTGTCGTATCTGCTTTCACATCCAAAGTAAACATTCCACCTTTCTCGGCAGTTTCTTTGATTTTTGCGTGATTGTCAACGTATGCCTTTGCAATAGCTTGTGCCATTGTCATCGGTTTAACGTTAGCATTCATTGCTTTTTCACTCATTCCTTCCAACTTTCCTTCGAATTTAGCAATCGCTTTTTCAAGGTCAGCCGACTTTTCTTCAAGTGACTTCAATGTGTCGATTTGTGTTTTCAAATCATCAACATCGGATTTTGTTGGCACGGATGCCATTTTTTCGTTGAACATAGTGTTGATTTTCTCAACTACTTGCTCAGGTGTTAAATTTGTGTTTTCCACTTTGTTTGAATTTAAAAATTAATACTTTTTATTACTTGATCCCATCCAAATGGTTTCAATGTTTCCGTTGGCTTCTCATCACGTGAATGGCTTTTAACATCCGGTTCACTTTTGCAAAGTAACAACATTTGACCATTAAGATATTTCAATTTCATTTCGATTTGATGCAACCTTTCATCTGTTCCTTTACCGTTTGCAAGTGCTTTGGTAAGGATTTCAATTTCGTTGCTTATCTTGTGTGCTTGTTCGATTTTTTCTTCTCCTTTTACTTCAACTACATTCGTGAATTCGTTTGCTCCAAATGTAACCGCTGAACCTTCATAAAGTTTTACTTCATTGATTTGAAAATAACCTTTGTTTGCCATGCTGGAATCTTCAACCCACTTTATTTTGTCTGCGATGTACTTGAAACCGATTGAATGCTCACGGATGATTCCGTCTTCATAATCTTTGAACGCATCTTCACCCATCGTTGAACGACCTAATTCACCAACTGCATAAAGCCCTTTTTCATCTTGTGCCAGTTCAACCCATTTACCGATTTGCATTTCCCAATTGTGATGACGCAAAAAAGCAATTTTGCGATTTGATGCCGAATTAACACCACGTTCTTCCAATGATTTAGTGAATGCACCCGGCATTATCATGTCATTATCCGAATCAATAGTATTGAATGTGGACAAATAAACTGCAACCCTTCTGTTTTCGCTATCCATATCCTTCAACTCAAATGCTCCTTTGGTTGAATAGATTGATATTTGTTTTGTTTGATTCATTTTACAAAGTTATTAAATTCCTAACAATGCCCGTTTTTCATCATCTGAAAGCGGAATACCAGCGTTTATTATCTTTTGAACGGCATCTGCTCTTGTGTTCAATGTCGTTGCTTTCTTTTCTTCGTCTTCTTGCAATACTGGAAGGTGTGAAAAATCTGCAACAATTGTGTATCCTTCATCAGCTAAACCCCATTGATGAGCCATTGAATCGTACATTTGTTGCGTTTCCGGGATGATTGTATCGGTGTAAACCATTCGAATAGAATCACGAACATTTGTATACGTTGCTCCTTTATCTTTTGAGAATAGATTGGAATTCATTCCGTATGCATCCATTATCGCTAATTTGTCAGCTGTAAGTTCCTCAAACAACATTAAATCCTTTGTAGGGTAAGACATCGGTTTCCAGTCAAGCTGCGATTCAGTAATGATTAACTCATCCTTTGAACGATTGTACCAATCTTTTTGAATTTCCCGTTTTTCTTCTGGTGTCATTGGAATAGCTCCACCAATATCACTCTTTTGAGCTGATAAGATACCTATTGCACCAATGTTTTCAAGCAACACGTTTCTTTTGTGGTAACTTGCTTTAATATTGCTCAAAGGATATTTAAG